TTAATTCAAGTATAGAATGTGTAAAATTAGATAAACCAAAATGAGTGCAATACCATCAAAAACAGGAGTACCAGATATTGTTAATAGTAAATTAACAAACACTGTAGACTTTCATATTGCATCAACAAACTTTAATTCTATTTTAAAATCGTATATTAATTTTCTAGCACTTAGTAAGTACTATGATAGTTTGAAATATGAGTCTGATCCTATTACTGCTGAAGCTACATTTTGGGAGCAACTGACAAATGCAAACATTAACCTACAAACATTTGCTAAGAATCCTAAAGCAACAAAATACTTGACTAGATTAGAGCTGGAACTAAACGATAATGAATTTTTAAAACTAAGTGAGAGTGGAGACCCGTTAATTTATATAAGTGCAAAAGGTAACTTAATAGCAGAGACGACTGAAGGCAGAGAGATACCTCTAACAAAAGATGATACTGATAATGTCAGCCAACAAGTATCAAAAGTCTCAACTGCTTTTGATCTAGCAAGTGAAGATCAAAATGGAGAATTTATAGCATGGTGGTTAGATAAGTATCGTAAATGTCATAGTAAAGTTAAAGAGGTATTAAAAGAGAAACTAAACATTGAAGATACAATCTTACAAGAAGTATCAGAAAGTATAGGCTTTGTATTCTATCAATACTTAACACCACAGGGTAGATATATGCACTATGCAGATGAAGATTCTGATCCAACTCCTTTCCCATTTAATAGTATTATAGATGACAAACTAGAACTAGATACACGAAAAAATATCTTAGGGTTAAGTAGAAGAACTGAGGCTATTTTTAAAAGAAATATGCAACAAGTAATTAATACTACTGATGTTGGAGATACTGCGCATAAAGAAAATTTAGTTACAGATCATTTTTATTATAGGCGATTAAAAGAAAACCAAGCTGAAGTAAATGAAGTTATTGGTGTTGTTTTAGGTGGTTCATATAAGCTATTAACGTGGCTTACAACAAACAAAATAAGCAATAAACAAAAAATAGTTCCTGGTGTTTTTGAATTGGTAGTAGAAACTTCGAAAGAAGAAGTTGACTTACTGTTAAATAAAATTGAAACTCTTAAGAGACCGTTTAGTATGAATATACTTAAGTAATCTTATTTGATTCAGTAACTTCAGCATTAACATCAATTATAGACTTATCATTTATAAGCTTAGCCATAATTTCTTCTCTACTCATAGTTAACGCATGACTTTGATCAGATGTTTGAAGCTCTTTCCTAGATTCAATATCCATTTTCTTAGAAGTAATTGTAGTGTTTGTCTTCTTGTCCTGTATAACAATTTTGTTTAATGTTTCGATTGCTCCAGAAGAAGCTTTAATTAACTCTGCTAAAGATGATATATTCTCAGCCTCGGGCATATGATGTACCACTTCCTTCATGTTGTCAATTAGCTCTAAACTATCTTGAATTAATTTAGACGATTTGTTAATGACAAACTCCTCTACATCCTCCTTACTTAATTCAGGATGTTCTTCAGCTGCTCGTTCTAGCATTTTACTATCAGCTGGTATGTTTTTTAATTGCGATATTAAATCATCTGGATTAATGTCATCCATAAAAGTATTTACTTGAAAAATCTAAATTATATACTATATTTGATGTATATGAGTAACGACGAACAAGACAATCAACCTAAAATGTATTTTGTAAAGACACACCCGGATGCCCAACTACCAGCACGCGCACATGCAAGTGACTCAGGATATGATGTATGTAGTGTTGAAGAAGTTATTGTTCCTGGCAGAGGAACAGTTGTTGTTCCTGTTGGTCTAACACTCGGTTACCTTACAAAGGGATGGTGGTTTCGTGTTGAGCCTCGCAGTGGTCTAGGATTTAAGCATAACCTACAACCTCATCTAGGTATTATCGATAATGGGTATAGAGGAGATTTAGGAATAAAGCTATACAATTTTAGTGATACTAATGTGACATTAATTAGGGGTACTAAGATTGCCCAACTAGTATTATATCCTCACGTTGTAGCTGAAGTAGGTTATATAGAAGAAGCCATGGATGCTGATCGAGGAGATGCGGGCTTTGGTTCTACAGATAAATGACAATTTCTGACATCTGGTGTGAGAAATATAGACCTAGTACTTTAGACGAAATAGTACTAGATAACTCAACGCGGAATTACTTTAATAAAGTAAAAGAGGAAAAGAATGTACCTAATGTATTATTTGTTGGTCGACCTGGGATTGGGAAGACTACTCTCGCCAAAGTAATCGTTAATGATTTATTGAAATGTCAATACCTTTATATTAACGCTTCTGATGAGAATGGAATAGATACCATTCGAACAAAAGTTTTAAACTTTGCACAAACAAAAAGCTTGTTCGGTGATATTAAAATTATTATTCTTGATGAGTGTGATGGGTTATCACTCGACGCACAAAAGGCTCTTAGAAACTCTATAGAAGAATATCACGATCTAACTCGATTTGTATTAACTGCTAATTATAAACATAAAATAATTCCTGCATTACAAAGTAGATGTCAAGTATTTGATATTAACTATGACAAAAACGAATACATGTCTAAGTTAATATCTATAGTAAAGGCTGAGAATGTAAAAATTAATAAAGAACAATTTACTACAATTGCTAATAACTGTTATCCAGATTTTCGAAAAGGTATTAATGCTTTACAAAAATACTTTTTATCTGACGGTAAGGATGAAAATGTATTTAATTCAAAAGAATTCTTCGACGGGTTAGATGACCTTCTTATAGATAAAAAATACACCTTAATACGAAAACATATAATTGAACATGAATCATTGTTTAATAATGATTACGATGAGTTGTTTAAACACTTGTTTGATTATCTGTACGAATCTTCAATAACTGAAGACAAAAAAAGAGACTGTCTAATTACAGTCTCGAGATATTTTTATCAGAATAGTCAGTGTATAGATCAGGAGATCAACTTCTATTCTTGTATACTTGACCTAAAAGTTTAAGGTAAGTAATTTGCAGTACCTAGCTTATAATCACCATCAGGAACATGAGTCTGTTGCCCAATATCAATAGTAGGGTCTTCTACGTCTTCAGGTTTTAATGTAGATTTATCTTCCTGATCATTTGACGGATCCTTCTGTGTTCCTCTAGCTGCGTCTTTACAAAGAGTAAGTTCAAGAAGCTGAAGAGGTAATGATAAGGATTGTTGATACAATCCTGGTGCATATTCTACAACAATATCAGCAAACTGATTATTAAATCCTTCATCTTTACCAGGGATAGTCTTTGCAGGATTCTCATATATAGCTCTCTTTATTGTAGAAAGCATGAGAGGTTTACCCTGCTCAGCTAATGTTATAATCTCTTCTACATATGCTTTACGAGATTCGCTTAACTCTTTATACCAATCAGATGATTTAAGATTACTCGCGAACTTAACATAATCTCCAGCAATAGGCCCGGATTTTACAAACTGCCCGATCTGCTCCTCGAATAATGTATCAAACTTACTCATTTAAATTATTTATTCTTTTAAGCACTTTAAAATTAAATAATTATAGATGGCTCTTAAATTAGACATACTCAAGGACGCGAAAAACACTGATAGTTTTCGTACATATTCATATGCAGATCTACATTTAGACCTAGAACTTAATAGTTACATGTCAGATAAGACTGTAGGTACGAGTAAGAACGCTCAAGATCTAAAATTAAGCTATGATGAGAATGCGATTTACAACTCAATAAGAAATATTTTTAATACAAAGAAAGGACAGAAAATACTTGCACCTACGTTTGGGTTAGATTTAGAACAATACTTATTCGAAAACATTTCTAAAGAGAATGGAGAATTAATAGGTACTACTATTTTTGAAGAACTATCATTATACGAACCAAGAATTACGGTAGATAACGTAGATATTGTTGCACGTCCGGAACAAAATGAATATAAAATCAGTATATCTATAACAATACCGTCCTTAAATAATAAAAAAGGGACTGCTAGCGGCATATTAACACCAACAGGATTTAGATACTCATAAAATGGCAAACTTTACACAATTTAACTTACCGACCGACGCGTATGCAAGTTTTGATGCACAGAGCTTGAGAGATCTAATTATATCTAGAATTAATAACGACAGTACTATTAATTTTACAGATCAAAATTTCGAAGGTAGTAATATCTCCGCTCTTATAGATATAATTTCATACTCATATCATACATTATTATTCTACTTAAACCAAACTAGTTCAGAGAGTAATTTTAACGATGCAGAACTATATGAAAATGTAAACCGAATAGTTAAACTTATCGACTATAAACCAACTGGAAAACAATCAAGCGTATTACCGATAGAAATACAAGGTACATCTGATCTATCCGCTGGGTATTATACTATACCTAAATTTACATTTGCTAGTGCAGGTGGAAAAACATTTACATTTACCCAAGATCTTACATTTGAAAAAATAACATCTGAGACTGAAACAATAACAGCTACCGGTAATCAATTACTATATGAAGGTACTATTGAAGAATATCCTATTATTAGACCTATAGGTGAAAAGTTTGAAACGATACACTTAACACCAGGTGGTGATACTATAATTGATCATTTTAATACGTCTGTATACATAAAAGAAATCAACGAGCAAGATAAATGGTATGAATGGAAAAGAGTACCTAGTATATATTTAGCAAACGCAAACGAGAGGGTGTTCGAGCTCAGATATAACGAGAATAAAACATATGAAATTAAGTTTGGTAATAGTGTTAACGGTAAGAGACTAAATCAAGGAGATCAGGTGGCCATCTACTATCTCAAATCGACTGGTGTAAACGGAAAGGTCACTAAAAACACATTTGTAAATAGTACTGTTAATGTATATAATACAGCTCAATATGATGAAATTCTTGCAGATGTAAAAGACACATCATTAAACCATCTTACAATCGTTACAGCGATAAACGTTAATATTAGTAATACAGATGATAGTACAGATTTCGGTGAAGAAGAACAGGTATCAGAAATAAAGCAAAACGCTCCAAGATTTTTTAGTTCAGAATATAAGTTAACTACTAAAGGCGATTATAAATCCTTCATCCAACGAAACTATAAAAATTTAATATATGATGTTACAGTACAAAACAATAGTGATTATACTAACGGATATTTAAAATATATTAACGACGAACTTGGTCTTACGGATTATACATTAGACACTAACGCACTGTTCAATCAATACCATTTTGCAGACAGTGCTGATGTGAATAATATATATCTTACTATTGTTCCAAATCTGCGCAAGAATAAGACAGTAGTTACTAGATCAAATTATCTATCAAATGCATTAAAAGAAAAAATAAGAAGTGAAATTGAAGATTATAAATTACTAAATAGTGAAATTGCGTTTATTGACCCAGTGTACTTGAACTTAGATTTATCATTAACATTTTCTGGAGAAAAAAATAAAACATCATATAAAGACTATACTGAGTTACATATACTACGTAACGCTCGTACTCTTATAAATGAAGAAGATTTAAAAACAAAAG